TGATGCCAATGCCGTGAGAACAGATACTGCTTTCACACCGCCAGTTGTACGGCGCATGGGTCGCCCAAGGAAAGTTGCAAATGTCTGATATAGACGCTAGAGATTTTGGAAAACTGGAGGCCCAAGTTGAGGCTCTCCAGAATGAAGTTCACTCTTTGAGCAAAGATGTGAAGGCTTTGCTTGAGTTGGCAAACAAGGGTAAGGGTGGATTCTGGATGGGAATGACCATCGCTTCCACTGTTGGCGGCATACTTACCTATGTTGGTGAGAGGCTGTTCAAATGAAAGGCTTGCTCTCAGGGGTATCGTGCCCTATTGCCACTCAGGATATAACTGTTAACCTGAAAAACAGGAATAACGCATTCAAAGAGTTTGGTTATGGCCCACCCAACCCTGATGAAGCAAATGATGCTTTCTGGCTGAAAAAGGCCAAGATGTATAACGCTCCTACTTCTACCATCAAAGGCATGGTTTGTGGGAACTGTGCCGCTTTCATTCAGACCCCCAAGATGATGGAGTGCATCACATCTGGTCTGGAAAAGGATGAAAACGAGGGTGAGTTGTCCTATGACGAGAACTTTGTCAAGGCAGCTAACCTAGGATACTGTGATCTGTTTCAATTCACCTGTGCAGCGGCCCGCACCTGTGATGCTTGGAAGTCTGGTGGGCCAATAACCAAGGAAAAAGCATGATGTACGGCAAGCCAATGAAAGAGTCAAAGTCTTCTTCAAAGAAGAAAGGTGTTCCTGTCACCATCATGGTGGCAATTGGGAAACCTAAGATGCTCCCTAAAAAGGGTCAGCGTACTGCAACCAACATGATGAAGAAATCTTCAAGAGGTAAATAATGTCATCTTTAACTGCTCCCATCACCCTTTTAAGTGCTGTTACAGCAACTGGCGCATCAAAAGCTGTTCAAGCTGATGCTGGTCAACCTGCATTCTTGCAAGTTTCTGGTATCACCAGTGCAACTGTTGCCTTACAAGGTAGCCTAGATGGAACGACTTACGCAACTATTGGCACTGCATTGACTGCTGATGGCATCGTAACCATTGCCAATGCTCCCAAGTATTTGAGAGCAAATTGCACTGTTTATGTCTCTGGAACTATCACGGCTAAAGTTCTTTATTAAGGAATTGCCATGAAAATGACTAAATCGGCTAAAAAGGTTGGAAAAGTCATGCGTGAGTACAAAGAGGGAACTTTGCATTCTGGCTCCAAAAAGGGGCCAGAAGTGACTTCCCGCAAGCAAGCAATTGCCATTGCATTGTCTGAAGCTGGCATGGCAAAACCTAAGAAAAGGCCAAGAAATGAAACCTGGACTTTATGCCAACATTCATGCCAAACAAGCCCGTATCAAGGCTGGTTCTGGCGAGAAGATGCGTAAGGTAGGAGCCAAAGGTGCGCCTACTGCTGCTGATTTCAAGCAAGCTGCAAAGACTGCAAAGAAAGTTAAAAAGGTGAAGTAGATGAAATCTCCTGTTTGGCAGACAAAAGCTGGTCAAAATCCAAAAGGCGGCTTGAATGCCAAGGGCAGATCATCTTATAATGCGGCAACTGGCGGGGACTTAAAACCTCCTGTCAAATCAGGGGACAATCCCCGTAGAGCAAGTTTCTTGGCTCGAATGGGTGGCAATGATGGCCCTGAGTTCAAGAATGGTGAACCAACGAGACTGCTTCTTTCGCTAAAGGCATGGGGTGCAAACTCCAAGGCTGACGCAAAGGCAAAAGCTAAAGCTATATCCGCAAGGAACAAGGCAAAAGCGAAATGAGGCAACCCAATGACATTACTTGAACTGGTCAACGATGTATTGATTCGTTTGCGTGAGCCTGTTGTAACCACTTACAACGAAACCACCTATTCCACCCTAATTGCCAAGTTTGTCAATGACACCAAGCGTCAAGTTGAAGATGCCTTTGGTTGGAATGCACTTGGTCAAACAGTCACTATCACCACTACTGCTGGCACATATTCGTATGCCTTAACTGGTGCTGGACAGAAGTTTCAGGTTCTTGATGCTATCAATGCAACGAGCAACATTGGACTTAAAAACACCACCTTTGTGGACATGAATCGTAAGCAGAACTTCTCTGTGGTTATGACGGGGATCCCAAGTGAATACAACTTTGATGGCGTAGATACAAGCTACAACACCAAAGTAACGCTGTATCCAAGGCCAGATGGTGTTTATAGCCTCATGTTTGCATTGGCAGTTCCACAAGCTACATTGGCGGCAGATAGCACTGTCATTCTTGTGCCTGATGTGGTTGTTGCTCAAGGCGCTTATGCAAGGGCATTGGTTGAGCGTGGTGAAGATGGTGGTCTGTCTTCATCTGAGGCTTACACACTGTTTCGATCCATGTTGTCGGATTACATTGCCTTGGAGGGCAGTCGTTATCCTGAGAATCAAGAGTTTGTCCCGCAATGACACAGCAAATCCAGACCTTTTCTGTCTCAGCCCCAGGCTTTTATGGGCTGAACACACAGGACTCTCCGCTTGATTTGGCGGCTGGATACGCTGCGATTGCCACAAACTGCGTGATTGACCAGTATGGTCGCATTGGCTCTCGCAAGGGTTGGTCAAGGGTAAATACATCCTCTGGCAACTTAGGCGCCAACAATGTTGGTGTCATCCATGAGTTGGTGCAGACTGATGGCACTTTGACTGTTCTGTTCGCTGGAAACAACAAGCTGTTTAAACTCAGTGGCACAAGTGTTGTTGAGTTGACCTATGGGGGGGGAGGTACTGCCCCAACAATTACCGCAAGTAATTGGCAGTGTGCCTCATTGAATGGAATCACATATTTCTTCCAAACAGGGCATGATGCTCTTGTTTATGACCCTGTTGTCAGCACCACCACATTCAAGCGTGTAACTGAGAAAACTGGTTATGTGGCGACTGTTCCACAAACCAACATTGTTATCTCTGCTTATGGGCGCTTGTGGACTGCCAATAGCACTGCTGACAATGTAACTGTCTATTTCTCTGACCTGCTGGCTGGTCATGTTTGGTCAACAGGCACATCTGGCAGTTTGGATATTTCTAGAGTTTGGCCCAATGGTTCAGATGAAATCACTGGTTTGGCGGCTCACAACGGGTTCTTGTTGATCTTTGGTAAGCGTCAAATTCTGATTTATTCAGGTGCGACTACGCCATCGAGCATTACCCTGCATGATGCTGTGAGCAACATTGGTTGCATTGCTAGGGACTCCATTGCCAACACAGGCAGTGATGTGATCTTCCTGTCAAACAGTGGTATTCGGTCATTCTTGAGAACCATTCAAGAGAAGTCTGCTCCTTTGCGAGACTTGTCCAAGAATGTTCGCAATGACTTAATGACGATTGTTAATGCTGAGACATTGGCAAACATCAAGGCAGTCTATTCAGAGACAAATGCTTTCTACCTGATTAACTTTCCTCTTGCCACACAGACCTACTGCTTTGACACCAAGGCGGCTTTGCAAGATGGTTCTTCACGGGTAACTGTGTGGGATTCCATCACGCCAACTGCTTTCCTTGCTAAACGCAATGGAGACTTGTTGATTGGCAAGAATGGTTATGTGGGCAAGTATGGGACTTATCTTGACCATGCAAGCACATACCGATTGCAGTATTTCACCACCTATGCTGACCTGGGACAGCCCAATGTCACATCTATCCTGAAGCGCATTGCTGTGGTGGTGATTGGTGGCTCGAATCAAGGCTTCATCATTAAGTGGGGATATGACTTCTCTGGTCAGTATTACTCCACTACATTGACTATTCCTCCCTCTACTGTTGCAGAGTATGGAATTGCTGAGTATGGAGCAAATGGCTCTCCTGTTGCGTACTACTCTCAGGGCATTGCTTTGCAGACATTGATTGGTCAAACAAATGGCTCTGGCAAGACTGTGCAGACGGGCTATGAAGTTGAGATCAATGGGTATCCTGTGAGCATTCAAAAGATTGAGATTCAAGCCAAGAACGGCAAACTGGTTTAAGGAAGAAACATGGCAAATTACACTAAAACCACCAACTTTGCGGCTAAAGATTCTTTGTCGCCAGGGAATGCAAGCAAGGTTGTTAAGGGAACTGAGATTGATACTGAGTTCACCAATATTCAGACTGCGATTGCCAGCAAGGCAGATGGAACCTTCACAAACTTTAGCTTTGTTGAAAGTGGCACTAATCTGCTTATTCGTCATTCAGGAACTGATGTGATGAAGATTGACAGTTCTGGGAACCTGACTGTGTTGGGCAACATTGTGGCTAATGGCACTGTCTAATGGAAATCAAACCATTTTATTCTGGTAGGGCGTACTACGACATCACCTCAGACAATGGTGAGAAGTATGTATTTGTTCCTCAAGAATTTGTAGAAAAGGGTTTTGTACAGGGTGGACAACAGTTTTATAGCCCTGGATTTTTAACTCCTGGAGCATTGAGTACGGCATCTGTCTTTACTCTGCCAAACGATTCTTCTTTAACAGCCGCAGCAAAGTCAATTTACAAAGAGCCAACAAAAGGTCTTGTTTGGAAAGCAGATGACTTTAACAAGATAAATTACGATGATTTTTCATTCAAGGTTTATGACCCAACTGACTCATACGGGACAATTAAGGGATACGCAATAAAAGATGGCGTTCCTTATTATGCTCAAGCTACAGCACCTGGAGCAGACTACACCCTATTAGATAAGAGTGGAACAAGTACAAACACCAAGATAACTTACACAGTTACTGGTGGCGGTGGCGGTGGTGGATTTTTTGCTGATTTAGGCAGGGAAATCTTAAAAGCTGGCCCAATTTTGCCAGCGGCATTAGATATTGTTGGTGCAGCTTATGGACTACCTGGAGTTGGTAGTGCGCTGGCCCTTGGAACTGCTGGTGGACTTGCCGCAACTGGTAGACCAGAAGCCGCACTGAGTTATGGAGCATCAGCGCTTGTTGGTCAGTTAGGCATTGGTTCTGCTGTTACTGGCGCTACGGGTTCTACTCTTGCTGGTCAAGTGGCATCAGGAACAACTGCTGGACTTCTTACTGGGAAGACACCAGAAGAAGCACTCAAGGGCGGTGTTGTTGGCGCTGGTGCTGGCGTTGTAGGAAGCACTATTGCTGGTGAAACTGGTTCTGCGGCTGCTGGTCAGTTGGCAGCAGGAACCACTGCTGGCTTGCTTACTGGCAAGAATGTTGAGCAATCCTTGGTTCAAGGTGTTGGCAATGTAAAGCTAGATTCTCTAATCCCAGATTCTGGTGTAACAGTTGCCAATGAAGCACAGGTTACGGCTGGTCAACAAGACTTGCAGAATCAGTTGGCTCCTTTTGAGGTAGACACAACTGCATCAGCATTTGACACAAAAGACATTATTGATGATAGTTCTGGGTTTACTGTTTCGCAGCCAGCGACACCGATAACCACTGCAACACCTACAACACCGACTACCACCGCAATACCAACAACACCGATTACCGTAAATACTGGAGGAAATATGGCAACAGATTACACAGAAGACCCGTATGGCTACAGCGGAGGTACTGGAATAGATTCTGGTAGCAATATTGCTGATCCGTATGCTTTGCTTGACCCTGTAACTGGCGAATACTTTGTTGGCGCTGACGATCAAAACTATGATCCATATACAGCCACTGTAAGCGATGCAATTCAAGATTATGCAAAAGGCACTGGCCTAACAGTCAAAGATGTTGTTAAATTCTTTAAAGACAAACCTAATCTTGCTAAATCTGCAACCAGTTTGATTGCTGGTGGTGTTGGCTTGTTTGGCACTAAGTTGTCTACAGAAGCTGCCACTGCTGCCGCTAAAGCTGCCGCTGATGCACAGAAGTTCAAGCCTGTTGGCGTGACCACTAGGTTTGGCACAACAGACTATACATACGATGCTGAAGGCAACCTTAAAACTGCTGGTTACACGCTGACTCCAGAACTCAAGGCAATCCAAGATAAGTTGATGTCGGGTGCAACTCTGAGTCTTGATGAGGCTAAGAAGGTTGCAGACCTGTATGACCCACTGAAGAAGGCATCTGCAAGCCTCTTTGACCTGGGCACATCGTATCTTGCTAAAACACCAGAGCAAGTTGCCGCTGATTACATGGCAAAGCAACAAGACTTGTTGGCTCCTAGCCGTGAGCGTCAAATGGCTCAGTTGCAAAACACCTTGTTCCAGCAAGGGCGTGGTGGTTTGTCTGTTGGCGCAACCAGTGCCCGTCCCAGTGGCGCTAGAGGTCTTGGAGCAACTACTCCTGAGATGGAGGCGTACTACAACGCATTGGCTCAATCTGATGCTGCATTGGCAGCAGGGGCACAGCAAGCTGGTCAACAGAGTGTTCTGTTTGGCAAGGGATTGCTTGGTGCTGGTGGTGAGTTCCTTGGCAAGTACACTGCTGGTCAGACTTCTGCCTATGACCCATTCAAGACTCTGTTGAGCACTGCTGGCACTGTTGAGGGCATGGGTGGTGGAGCATTGGATATTGGCACTGCACTGGGTGGCAGAAGGACTACTGCGGCAGGAAATGCGGCAAGCACTTTGTTGCCAACTGCATCTAGAAACCCATACGCTTCGTTGTTTACAAGCCTTGCAGATGATCCATCGTTTAAAACTGCACTTCAAGAGTTTATAAGCGGTGGTTCTTCTGGAATAGATTATGGTACGGCAAGTCGTGCCAACGATGTAAATACACCTTTCTGAGGGAATAGTTATGGCAACAGATATTGTTGGTAGTTTGTTTGGTGTGACTCCTGAGTTGTACCAAGAGCAACGGGATCAGATGGCTCGTCAACGGGCTATGCAATTGGCTCGACTAGACCCTCTTGAGCAAGCATCCTATGGTGCTGCCAGGGCTGGTCAACAGCTTGGTGGTGCATTTGCCTCTGCAATGGGTGTAGAAGACCCTCAGATGCGTTTAATTAGTTTGCGTAACTCACTGGCAAAACAGATTGATGTAAGAACTCCAGAAGGCTTGACTCAGTATGCAAACGCATTACAACAGGCTGGAGATACTCAGGGCGCATTAGAGGCCATAGGAATTAGTCGGAAAATGACTCAAGAAATGGCTTTAACTGGTCAAAGACAAGCCGCAGAAAGATCATCGTTAGCTACTGCCGCTAAGACAGAGTTGTCTATTGAGCAAGAAAACAAACTGCGTAATGAGTTGTCTCAATTGCCACCAGATGCAACGCAAGAGCAAGTTCTTGGCGTAATAACCAAGTATGGTTCTCCAGACAAGATTCTCGCTGTATTGCAAGGCACTGCTGACAAAGCTGCTGCTAACCAAGCACGAATTGAGGCAGCTAATACGGCTAACCAAGCACGACTTGATGCGGCTAAAGTTGCTGCTGATGCAAAAATTGAAGCGGCTAAATTGGCTGGTGCTACTGCCTTACAAATTGCTCAATTGAGAGCAGACAGTGCAAGAGAGTTGAGACAGTTGGCAACATCCCTTAAAGGGCCAAAAACACTTGCTCCTTCACTGCAAAAAGAAGAAGACAAAGAACTTGAGTTAGTTGACTCTTTGGCGGCAAGAGAAACTTCATTGGCTCCAGCCATCTCATCATTGACTATTGATCCAAAAACTGGGAAGCCTCCATTGGATTTGGGGCCGCTTAATAACGCAAAGTATTTGGCTCAAAACGCATCTGGTAATTCTTCTGCTGAAAGTAGAAATTTTGCGGCTTTACAACGATCAATTCAAGAAGCAACCAACTTGAAAACTGATGCCGCTAAGGGCGTTCAAACTGACAAGGATGTGTTGCGCTTCGCAAATGAACTTATTGCGGCTTATGGTGGTTATGACACTAAAACTACTTTAGAGGCTCTTAATAACTTTGCCAAATCAACAACAAAAGCCAGAGAAAATGCTCAAAAACGCATTGATAGTCGCCGCAAATCACAGGGCGTAGAGCCGTATTATGGCCCTGCTGCTGGTACTGCACAAAACCCAATCAAACTGGATTAAAGGTAAGCATCATGCCGACTGTTTATGAATACAAGGGCGTATCCTATGAATTGCCTGATGGCTTATCTAATGAGGCTGCATTAGCCAAAATTAAGGCAAGTTTAGGTGGTGAACCTTCTGCCCAACCAGTTCAAGAACCTCAAGTTCCTGCTGAGACAAGGACAGAACCTTCTATTGCTCAACAATTGGCAAGACAAGCTGGTTTGGCTGGCAGGGCAATGTATGAGGGATTTACCGCCCCTGCAACTACAGTTCTTGAGGGCGTAAAAGGCGCTTATAACTTGGGTTCTGCATTGCTTGGCTCTGAGAGCCGAATGCCAAGTGCCGCAAAAGCACAAAGCCAAATGCTCACACAAGCTGGTTTGCCAGAGCCAGAAACAATGGCAGAACGGGCGGCACAAGCTGGTATGCAAGGGCTGGTTGGTGGTGTTACTGCTGCAAAAGCACTTCCTGGAACCGTTTTTGGTCAAGATTTAGCCCGTCAGCTAACTGCCACCGCAGTTGCACCAGCAGTTGCTCAACCAACCGCAGAGGTAACCAAAGAAATAACTGGAAGCGATTTGGCAGCTACTGTTGCTGGACTTGGCGTTGGGGTGTTGACTGGCTCTAGTGCTGCTAATTTTGTTGGAAAACTTGCTGAAGGCAAACAACCTGTTTTGACAATGCAAGATGTAAAACAACGAGCAGGTAGAGCCTACACAAAGGTTGATGACTTGGGCATTGTTTTGTCAGACCAAGGCGCAAAAGACTTGCTTGGCAAGGTGTCTACTGACTTGAGTGCTGCCAGATATTTGCCAGAAAATGCTCCTGCTGTCCAAACAGTTTTGAACAAATACGAGTCAATTGTTAGCAAAGGTAATGTCTCATTCAATGATGTTGACCAAATGCGTCAACTTGCTGGTGATTTACTTAAAAGTTCAGATAAGAATATATATAGACTTGGAAAGCAAATGACATCATCTATTGATGATTATGTTGCCAACCTGAGTCCAAAAAGCATTGTTGCTGGTCAAGGTGGAATTGATGAAGCAGTCAAGACCATTATGTCAGCAAGAAAAGACTGGAGAAATTTAAGTAGAGCAACCACATTGGATGACATTCTGAGCATTGCTGATGCAAGGGCGCTTGATCCAAAAGCATCCGAAAGTGAGTTGATTCGCCGTGGATTTATTAATCTAGTTGCCAACAAGGAAAAGTTCAGCTTGTTTAACAAGGATGAGCAATCAGTAATTCGTAAAGTTGCAAGCGGCGGTCGCTTAGATGATGTTCTTTCATTAATTGCTAGATTTAATCCAGAGCGCAGCCAAATTATGATGGGTGGAGCAGTTGCTGGTTCGATTGCCAAACCAGAAATTGCAATCCCAGTTGCTGGAGCAGGATTTGCCGCTGATAAATTACAGGCATATTTGCGTCAACAAGCTGCACAACAGGCAATGTCTGGCCTTCTTTCTGGAACAACAAGACCGCCTACTCAATCAATGAACTGGCGAGGCTTGATGAGTGGGGCAACAGTACCACCACTTCTTGAATAAACAAGGAGCGCAAGATTGATCCTCTCACCCTTCTGGCAATGGCAAATGGCTGTGTCGCAGCTATTCGCAAAGGCTGTGAACTCTATAAAGAGGTCAAGGGAACTGTTGCCGCAGCCCAAAAGACTGTTAAAGAGGTCACGGCTATTGCTGAAGAAGTGGGTGGCTTCTTTGGGTTCTTCAAGAAGAAAAAGCCTCAAGCTGCCGCAACTCCAGTTGCTCCAAAAGCAAAAAAGGCAGAGGCAGAGGTTTGGGATGAAGGTCGAGTTGTTTCTGATCTGGCGGCAAATCTGTCGCAGTTCTTCAAGGTTCAGCAACAGCTTGCAGACCACATTCGAGAAGAAGAAGAGAAGTCTAAGACTGTCTATGATCCAAACCAGAACATTATGGAGTCGGCGCTAAACAGAGAACTTGCCAAGACGCAGTTTGAGAAGTTAGCCAAAGAGATTCGAGAGATCATGGTGTATCAGTCACCCCCAGAGTTGGGAAACTTGTATACCAGGGTCAATGCAATGAGAGTGCAGATCATTGAAGAACAAGAAGAAGCAAGGTTGGCACAAGAGAAGAAACAACGAGAGGTTGAATGGCAACGCAGAAGGGTAATCAGCGCAATCCAAGACAAGGCAATCTACGGGGTAGCCTGTTTAGTGTTCGTCCTGTACCTAGTCCTGTTCTTCAGCCTTCTAATAATGGATCGAAAGGTACGATGGGGTTTCTAGTCGCATTAGTCGCTATGGTGCTGGTCTTTGTCCTACTGCTTCCGCTGTTAGGAAGCCTTTACTATGACACATTGGCTGCACAAAAGGAAAGCAAAATGCAGATTGAGCGCATGGAGAGACTGCGCCAGCAATTGGAGTACGAGCGTCAACAACTAGATAGGCAACGCAATGAATCAAAATAGGTTTCTGTGGGGCGTAATTGTCATTTCATTGGCTTGCGTTATCTTGTTGTCTGGATGTGAAGACAGGTACAGATATGTTTGCCAGAATCCTGATAAATTTGACCTTCCTGAGTGCCAAAAGCCCAGATGTTTGTTCACCCAAACCTGTCCTGAATATCTTGTAGCCCCTATCTTGACAAACAAGATTGAACCTCCAAAGGTTGAAGATGCTAAAAAGTAAATTAACCCCTGAAGATTTACCGATTTTTTTTGATGTTAACTTTGATAGTGGGAAGTTGTTTTGGAAAGAAAGAGATAAAAGTTATTTTTCATCAACACGATTTCATGCTATTTGGAATAAAAGATTTGCTGGAAAGCAAGCGTTTAGCGCAGATCATAAAGACGGATATAAGCATGGGATTTTGATGTCAAAGGCATACCTTGCACATAGAGTTATTTATGCGATGAAGCATGGTGTTTGGCCTAATTACATTGACCATATAAATGGAAATAGGTCGGACAATAGAATCTCAAACTTGCGTTCAGTCACAAAAAGTGAAAATGGTTGCAATTCTAAAAAACCTTACACGAACAAAAGTGGATATATAGGTGTAAGTTGGAATGCTAGAGACAAAAGATGGGCTGCATATATAACGCTTAACAAAAAAAGAAAGGCACTGGGGAATTTTAAGGAAATTGAAGATGCAATAGTTTGTAGAAAAAACTCAGAAATTGCACTTGGTTTTCATCCAAATCACGGGAGATAAATGATGGAAACAACTGATAACAAATACTCAATGAATGACCAAATTCAAATGGTCGAGACTTATGTTTGGGCGAGTGTCGTTTTGATTGTGACCGTCATTCTTGCGGGTATCGTGATTGCAATGCTGTACTCGGTGACATTCGTTACCCAGCCCATCAAAAGCATGGCCCCCATAGATCAAGCATATTTGAAGATGATGAACGATATTGTCTTGCTGATTGTTGGCGGCATCGGTGGCGTGATGAGTAGAAAAGGTGTTCAAGCGATTTCAGATAGGATTTCAACACCTACACCACCACCAATAGTTTCAACTCCTCCTGTCCCCCCTGCAACTTCCACTTGGACTTCTCCCCCTGGCGCCATGCCCGTCTGGGTCAATCCACCTTTGGATGAAACCTGGACTCCACCGCCACCACCTACAACGCCACCCCAACACTTAGAGCATGATTCTGTGCGTGAAGAAATTGCTGCTGCTCGTCAAGAGGTGAAGAATGGTTAACCCCTACTTCATCATTGGGGCGATGATTGCAGTTGCTGGCGCTTACGGGTATGGGCATCATGTTGGATGGGGTGATAGGGATGCTGAGATGCAAGTTGAGATTGCCAAAAAGAATGATGAAGCAAGAGAAAAAGAGCGTGAACTTGCCCAACAACTGAATGACCAATCAACCAAACTTTCGGAGGCCAATAATGTCATCAATCAAAAACAATCTAGTCTTGATCGCGCTATTCGTGATGGTCGGTTGCGCCTCCCGTCCACAAGTTGTGTACAAGCCCCCGCAAATGCCCCCACTCCCACCGGAGATAGCCCAAAAGAGAGAAGTGAACCTGTCAGACAGGTTTATGAAACTTCTGACGCCGACAGAGCAACCCTCGCAGCCATTGCCGAAATCATCGCCCA